GAAGTGGAGATGCGTGAGGTATTCATCCAGACCCCCAGCGGCCAGTTCATGGCCGTCCCCAACAAGAAGGCCGTCACCAGGATGGATAACGGCAAGGTGTTCGGGGTATTCAGCAATGGCTACACCCCCCTCCAGAACCGGGATGCCTTCACCTTCTTTGACAGCGTGGTGGGGGCCGGGGAAGCCATCTACCACACCGCTGGAACCCTGGCAGGGGGCAGTCGGATTTGGATACTAGCCAAGCTGCCTGGGGACTTGAAGCTGTCCGATACCGATGTGCTGGAGCGGTACATACTCCTGGCCAACAGCCATGACGGTAGCCTGGCAGTCACCATGAAGCCCACCACCGTGAGGGTGGTCTGCAATAACACCCTATCGGTGGCCCTGGGAGGGGAGACTAATAAACTGTTCAGGGCCGTCCATACCTCCAGCGTCATGCAGCGGGTCAACCAGGCCCGTGAGACCCTGGGGCTACAGGAAGCCTACTTTGCCATGATGATGCGAGGGATCGAGCGTCTGGCAGATGAGCGCATGACCCAGGTGGCTGCTGAGGAGTTCCTGGTGGAACTGTTCGGGCAGGAGGAGAACCCAGAGGCCATCTCCACCAGGATGCAGAACCAGATGGACACCGTCGGCAACCTGTTCATTAGTGGCACTGGTAACCACGGCGTGAACCGCTGGGACATGCTGAACGCTGTCACAGAGTTCGTAGACCACAAGCGAACCAAGGACGCAGACAAACGGTTGGACGCTGCCTGGTTCGGAGGAGGTAAGGATTTGAAGCAGAAGGCCTGGAACCTGCTCCTTCCAGCTGGAACCCTGTCTTAACCCACTCTAACCCCAATCACCCCCAGGAATCGCCTCTCAGGGCGTTCCTGGGGGTATCTGTGTCTATAAGGAGGACATGAAATGGAACAACTATTAGCATTGCGCCTGGCCGACCTAACCAGGCCCATCAAGGTGGGCATCCACAGCCCAATAGATAAGAACATACTCATGATAGCTGCTTGGAAGAGTGGCAACATCGTACTAACTGAGAAGGAGGTGCAATCACTGTGCTGACATGTCCTAGTACTAAATGCGGATACCGATGGCAACCAAGGGTGCCCAAGCCAAAGGTCTGCCCAAGATGTCACAGATTCCTGCCAGAGCAAGAAGGAGAACAGAAGGAGGAAGACCATGACGCCAGTGAATCCAGACTGGGGCGTTCTGAAACTAACAGCTGACATGAAGACCGGGTCATACCCGTGCAACAGGTGGAGAATGGTCTACAAGAAGCGGGGAGGGAGGTGGAGGTGCCTGGCCTGCATGGGGGACTTTGACCTGGCATCAGCAGCCCGTAGTCACCACTGCTCATGGGAGACCAGGTGGAGGTCATGGTCTGGGAGAGAGGCACCTACATCAGATACCTGTGCTACTCACCTAAAGACGATTAAAGGGGTGAAAGGGGCGGTAGAGGGGGTAGACAAGGCTCTGGTCAAGACGAGCAAATGGGATCGGTTCCTTAGTTTCATCAGGGGTTGATTTCCTGATGATGAGAGGGATAAAGTGGAAGTGAGGGCACTCACTGCCCTTGCCTCCTCACCTAAAACCCCTGGCTGTTCTCTCCTGTGCAGCCGGGGGTTTTCTTCTAACTATTATTATATTGGATACTTGCCCTGCTAAAATGAGGATATGGTATTACGGTATACGGTATCTGATTTACGGTAATAGAGTTTCTAGTATTCAAAGGAGGAACATAGATATACATGGACTTTAGACCAGTACCAGCAGCTAATAAATATGGGGCTTCTTCTACACTTAGCTGTAAGGTAATGAACGAGATGGCAGCAGAGATACAAGCACTAGTTCAATCGGGGAGGTTTCCATTCCGCACCAACAGCGATCTGATGAGACATGCTCTCGACTTCACCATCAGGACGCTGAATGATTCGGAGCCGGGGATCATCAACAGGGACGCCACTGAACTGATGCAGGAGATCGTCACCAGGGAGAGGCGTTACAACGAACTGAACAACACGGTAGAGGAGGCGGTGAAGATGATGGGGGAGGCGGTGGCACAGGGGAGGATGCAGGATGCCAAGAGGATTTTTCAGCAGACCTACTCTGTGATATCAGACATGCCAGAGGGGGAGATGCTGGACAACTGTCTCCACCTGGTGAGCAGGTTCATGTTCCTGAAGGAGACCCAGCCAGTTAGCCTGAAGCCAGGAGAGGCGCAATGATCCCTCCTTCCCAGCTGATAGGTGTAGACAAGTTCTCCTCATGGTATCCAGGTCAGCAGGGGATTTGGGAGGAGATGATGTCCTTCCTCAACTCCGACAAGCGGTTCCTGGCAGCGTCCATCCCAACAGGGTTCGGTAAGTCCCTGCTGGGGATGATGACCAGCTGGTTCTCCAATAGAAGTACGGTCTACTTGACCAGCACCAAGGGGCTACAGTCACAGCTAATGAATGACTTCAGCAGCATGGGGCTGGTGGATATCAGGGGGCAGAACGAGTACGAATGCCTGGTGTGGCCCAGGACTAGGGTCGATCAGGCACCCTGTAAGTCAGGGTACGAGTGCAAGTCCAAGTCGATGTGTCCTTACTACCATCGGCTGGCCCAGGCACAGAACAGCCAGTTTGTGGTGACCAACTACAGCTACTGGCTGGCCCAGACCATGTACAGCAACGGCCTCCAGGCAGACGGGGAGAACACCCAGCTGCTCATACTAGACGAGGCACACCTGGCAGGCAGGAGCCTGGAGGGTTTCCTGCAAATCAGTTTTGGGAGGTATGACAAGCCCACAGTACAGTGGCATGACGATTGGGACTTCAATGAGTGGAAGTGGAACTGTAGTAAGTTAACCACCAGTCTGAAGGAGGAGGCCACCAGGTTAGCCAACCAGATCAAGAGGTCATCGGATGTTCCAGGTCACCTGGTCGAGGAGCATCGACGGGTCAACACCCTGCTCAGGAAATGCCAATCGCTAGCCCAGAGTAGAACAGATTATGTAAAGGAGGTACATTTCTACGGGCAGAATGAGATTGTGACTTGGACTCCATTGTGGGTCAAGGATCACACCAGTTACCTGTTCCAGGCAGTTCCCAAAGTCATCCTTCTATCCGCTATACTAACTCCCCACATTGTGGAGAACCTGGGCATAACTGATCCACAGTGGATAGAAGCGGAGTCCCCGTTCCAGGCATCGAACACGCCCATCACCCACATCAATACGATGAGGGTTGACCACAGGGCCACTGATGACATGATGCTGACATGGGTACGCAGGATAGATGACATCATACGAGGCAGGCAGGACAGGAAGGGGCTAGTCTTCACGGTGTCCTATGCCAGGGCCAAGCTGCTGAAAGAGAACAGCAGGTACAAGCATCAGATATACATACACGATACAAAGAACGTGAGGGAGGTGGTAGATAAGTTCAAGGCAGCCCCTGCCCCGGCTGTACTCGTTAGCCCCAGCGTGACCACTGGCTGGGACTTCCCACAGGACGAGTGCGAGTACATCATCGTGGGCAAGGTGCCCTACCCTGACACCAGGGGGGCATTGATCAGGGCCAGGATGGCCGACAACAAGGATTGGGCAGCCCAGTTGGCAATGGAGACCCTCGTCCAGGAGACGGGTAGGGGCACTCGCAGTGCCGACGATAAGTGCCAGGTGCTAGTGATAGATGACGCCTGGCGGTGGTGGTGGCCCAAATACCGGCACTTTGCTCCCAAGTGGTTCCAGGAGCGTGTGTCCAGGCAGTCAGTAGATTTAATACCACAAAAGATTTAAGGAGAAATCATGGCACCAATGAGTTTACGGCCTTCTGAAGCTTCGGAGGGAGGAGCATTTCCACGGGGATATCTTACGGTGACCGCTGCCAAGTTCAGCGAGTACCACTACATGACCAAGGACGCTAACGGCAACCCTACCCCTTCATTGAACGAGCAGGGGAAGCCCACCATCTCGATGGCTGCGATCATCACCCTGGAGAACGACACGGGAGACCAGTTTGAACAGGTCTATTCGATAGGCCGACCAGACCGCTACACGGTCTCCGCTGATGGCCAGGTGCTGGAGGGTGGGGTACTCTCCAAGAACTGCAACTTCTACAAGTTGATGACTGAGGTGGTCAACCAGGGCTACCCAGAGGATCGTATTCAGGACAACCTGAGTGAGACCTTCGTTGGGATGTCGGCCTACTGGGACGAGATGCCCAATGGCACTCGCACCTTGATCGTACCCCAGGGCCAGTTGACCTTACCTGGCACCAACGGGACGGCACCTGCTGCACCAGCGGCGGCGGCTGCTCCTGCTGCTGCCCCGGCTGACATGGTAGCCAAGGCAGTGGAGTTGGTACAGGCTGGCATTGCAGCTAATGGCTCCATGACCCGGCAACAGCTGGGGAGTGAGGCATTCAACCAGAACCTTGATGCTAGTAACCAGCAGGCACTCATGAACGTCATCTTTGACCAGTCCCTGGTCACTGCTCTGGCAGCCGTAGGTGTCAAACTGGAAGGGGAAACCTTCACTAGTTAGGTTGAGGAGAGGGGATGATGGGTATGGAGCAGATTGAGGTAACGCTCAACGAGGCTGCTGATCTAGCAGACCCTCCACAACCACGGGACAACAGCAGGCTGCACGTTTCGACGCTGGTCAACCGTGCAGCCAAGCTGACTGGGAACACATGGTACGAGGATGAGGAGCCAAGCCCAGAGGGCTGGAACATAATGGCCCTTGGTCGCATCTGGGAATGGGCATCAAGACCGATTATAATAGACCGGGCCAGGGCAGAGGGGCTGGAGTTCACACCCCAGGTAGTGAGAGAGGTTGATGGGATTGTTGGGAGCCTGGACGGTGTCCTCTCCTCAACCCTGGCACCAGATCGCATCCAGGCGGTGGTAGAGTGCAAGTCACGTCACTCATCACCCAGCGATCCACGGGACAACTGGCGTTACATGTGCCAGTCCATGGCCTACTGCTACATGACTGGCTGCACCAGCCTCTGGATGCCCATCCTCTACTTGCCCCGTCGTGGGCCACCTGACTCCCCGTTCCACCTGTACCGCATAGAGTTTGAACCCCATCAACTAGTGGAAAACTGGGTGATGCTGAGGAACGTGAGAGATGTCTAGTTTTGTAATCAAAGGGGACTGCACCATCTGTGGCGAGAGCAGTATCTTGGAGGCTAGTTGCTATAGGTGTGGCAGGAAGGCATGTCACCGGAAACGGTGCATACAACTAATCACAGAGCCGGGGCAGTGCGCTGTCCCAATCAAAGAGGAGAGAGGAAGGAAATCGTATGACAACACAGGGGATAGACTCACTACTTGGAAATGGCTGGGTTAATACCGTGGGGCCAGCACCATCGAGGATAATCGCCTCCATCGAGGGCACAGACAAGACGGGCAAGTCCCACCTGGCTTTGACCTCACCCAAACCCATCATGTACATCGACCTGGATGTGGGCACAGAGGGCGTGATCCACAAGTTCCAGGGCGAGGATGTCATGGTCTACCAGGTGGAGCAGCCAGAGAGGCTGGGCAATAGCCAGGAGTTGATGGAGCGGTTCGGTAAGATATGGGCCACCATCCAGGACAAGATAACAGAAGCCCTGGCCGTCAATGAGGGCACCCTGATAATAGATACATTCACTGAAGCCTATGACATATGCAGGCTGTCCCACTTCGGCAAGATGTCCCAGGTACAGCCCCACCAGTACGGGGTAGCTTATGCCGACCTGCGTGAGATCATGAGGAAGGTGCATCAGAGCAAGATGTCTGCCATCTTCCTTCATAAGATACAGAAGAACTTCAATACCGGGGAGCCGGAACCCAAGGGCTGGACTGATGTACCCTATCATGTCCAGGCTACCCTCCGTACCAAGCGTGAGGACACAGCAGAAGGCCCGGTCTTCTATGCTGAAGTCAAAGCGTCCAGGCAGAACCCCACCCTCATGGGCAAGAACCTCTATGCCGGGGCCACCACAGACCCCCGTGGCATACCTGGTGGCCTCAACATGCAGATGCTACTGGGTCTAGTCCAGTCCACATGATCTATCTAACTACAGCTGCTAATGACCGTGATCTGGTACGGCTGTTCGGTGACCTGGCAATGGATGTCCCCATCCAGTACGGGGACTTCATCTTCCACGGCAAGGTAGGTGGTGAAGTGGTGAGGGTCTGTGGGGAGAGGAAGAAGTTCTCTGACCTGGTTGCCTGCATCAACGATGGCAGGCATGTACAGCAGGTGCAGAGCGCACATGAAGCTGGCTTCCAGTACTACTTCCTGGTGCTGGAGGCCATCTGGCGTGAGACCAAGGACGGTGAGGACACCGAATACATGCAGGGTAACAGGTGGGTGAGGGCAGGGATGTCCTACCAGAGGGTGGATGCCTATCTCAATGAGTTGACCTACCTGATGGGTGTCACCGTCAAGTACAGCAAGAGCAGCCGGGAGACCGTGAGGATAGTACGGGGTATGCATGACTTCTTTGAGGACACAGAAGGCCACAGCAGCCTGAAGAAGTTCTACACCGCCCCCATGTCCCCTGTGCTGCTAACGAGGCCGTCATTGGTACGGAGAGTGGCAAAGGAACTGCCTGGTATAGGCTGGGAGAGGAGCCTTGCCATCGAGCAGCAGTGGCCTACGGTCAGGGAGATGGTGAATGCTCCAGCTGATGAGTGGGTCAAGCTGGAGGGGATCGGGAAGGGCATAGCCAGCAAGATAGCTGAGGAGTTGGGATGATTAAGTTTGTCTGGTGCCTGGGACATCACGGGAGTGGGCGGTTCACTCAGGAGCATAACAGTATATATAGTCAGGAGAAAAACTCCTCTGTGTGGAGATGCCTGGACTGTGATGCAGTCATGAAGAAGGTAGGGGTAGAACTGAACAGGGATAGGGACTGGACTCTGATGGAGGTGATCAATGATTCAGACTAAGGGGCTGTATGAGTCCACCCGTGCCTGCCAAGCCTGTGCCTTGAGAGACGGGTGCAAGGGGCCAGTGCCTGCCAAGCCAGGTGGTAGGGTCATGCTGGTGGGTGAGGCTCCTGGCAGGAACGAGGACGAGACCGGGGTGCCTTTCACAGGGCAGGCCGGGGAGTATTTGAACAGCCTGCTGGAGACGGCTGGACTGAGCAGGGAAGAGGTCATCATATCTAACACAGTGAAGTGCAGGCCCAAGAGCAACCGCACTCCCACCGTGGACGAGGCCAGGTACTGTGCTGAGAGGTGGCTCAACCTGGAGATAGCTGCCTTCAAGCCAGACATAATAGTACCTATGGGCAGGGTGGCTATTGAGTACATCATGGGGGAGACCAATGTGGAGCATGTCCATGGGATACCCAACAGCTTCAAAGTACTGGGCATCCCATTTGAAGGAACTATACTCCCCGTCTACCACCCGGCAGCTGGGTTCTACGACACCAGGCTGATGCGTCACATCCAGCAGGACTTTGAGACATTGGGTAAGCTGGTGAGAGGAGAGCAGGTAGCAGTTCCAAAGGACGAGTACCTCGATCCTGACTACAGGCAGATGACCAGCACCAAGGTATTCGATAAGGTGGCTGCCTGGGACACAGAGATAGTGGACGATGAACTGTGGTCGTTCCAGGCATCCGACACACCAGGTACTGGCCACTTCATGAGGGCTGGGGACTGGGCTATGGCTCCTGGGTATCAGGGTGCCGTGGTGCATAACTACCTCTTCGATGCCAAGTACCTGGAACTCCCCATGAACACCGATGACACCATGCTCATGGCCTACCTCCTGGGACTACCCCAGGGGCTGAAGGAGTTGGCATGGCGGTTGTGTGGTATGGAGATGGACAGCTACCAGGAGACCATAGGGGGGCACCGTAGGGACAAAGCCCTGGCCTACCTGGAGGAGGCTGTCAACCTGGAGGTGCCAGACCCACCGCTGCTGGAGAACACCTCCTGGAGCAAGAAGGAGAACAGGCTGGTCACTAGTAGCAAGCAGCCACAGCACATCACCAAGAAGATCAAGCGAATCATAGCCGATGTGGTGGGTGGCAAGCAGCTGAAGGACGGCCCAGTAGACCCCTATGTCAGATGGCACAACATAGATAAGAGGGAACGGGCTGAAGTGGAGAGGGAGTTGGGGCCGATGAGGGATGCTTCTTTGGAGGATGTCCCTGTGGACGAGGCGGTTTATTATGCCTGCCGTGACTCCGATGCCACTTTGAGGGTATTCCAGAAGCTGGATAGGGAGGTGGATAGGCTGGGCCTTCGGTACGTCTACGAGTTGGACAAGAGGACGCTGCCTATAGCCCTGGAGATGATGCAGAACGGCATCAAGCTTGACTCCACCTATCTCAACAACCTGGGCAGACACTACTTTGAACTGATGGAGATGAAGGCAGAAGAGATATTCAAGCTGGTCGGGAGCGAGGGCTTCAACCCCAACTCCGACAACGAGGTGAGGAAGCTGCTGTTTGAGCAGCTGGGCTTCACACCGTCCAAGTTCACAGAGACCGGGCTACCGTCAGTGTCCAAGGATGAACTGCCCAAGATAGACCACCCCGTGGTGCCCCTGCTGATGGAGTACAAGCACATAGCCCACCTGAAGGACAGCTTCTGCGATGTGCTGCCTAATAAGGTGGACGAGTACGGGCGCATCCACCCCACCATCAACGTCACCAGGACTGAGACGGGCAGGTGGAGCATGAAGGAACCCAACTTGCAGCAGATACCGTCTCGCAGCGAGTTAGGGAAGGCCATCAGGAAGGCGTTTGTCGCAGAAGAGGGTAACCTGCTGGTGGCTATCGACTACTCGCAGATAGAGATGAGGGTAGCTGCCCACCTGACTGGGTGCAGGAGCATGATTGACCTGTTCCTGGAGGGCAGGGACATCCATACGGAGACGGCCAGCCAGATATTCGGGGTGCCCGTGGATCAGGTGACCAGCTGGCAGCGGTATCCCACCAAGACCATGGGCTTCGGTGTCATCTACGGACTGACACCCCATGGGCTGTACAACCAGATGGCCCAGGAGGGGCTGGAGGACTGGGACGAGAAGTCCTGTGAGAACTTTATCAAAGAGTACTACGCACTGAGACCTGAACTGGGTGCCTGGCAGGATCAGACCAGGGCATTCGCTGCTAAGAACGGCTATGTCACTGACATGTTCGGACGGCTCCGCTACATCCCAGAGATGCTGTGCCCTGTGAAGAGGTATCGAGGTGCCGGGGAGAGGCAGGCCATCAATATGCCCATCCAGTCCACGGCCCAGGGGATACTGAAGACGGCCATGGTGAAGATGCACCAGGAGGAGACCAACTTCCCCTACTTCTGGCTACTCCAGATACATGATGAACTGATGTTTGAAGTGGAAGCCCGTCAAGCTATTCAGTTCGTATGGTGGGCCAGCAATATCATGGAGTCGGCGGTGCAGTTGTCTGTCCCTATTAATGTAGAAGCCAAGATGGGGACTAACTGGGGAGAGATGGCTTGACAGTAGGATATCCATAAGTTATCATCATGATGAATGGCACATTTTAAGCAGGAGAAAGGAAATGATAGTAAACCACCCGGTACTCGCAGAACTCGCAGCCAAGGCGCGTCAAGCCAGGGATGTGGCAGCTTCCTCCAGTAAGGTGGACAAGGAAGTATCCAGCGAGATCAAGGTCATCATGGGTGACCTGGACAGCAAAGAGGTCATCGCAGGCGATCTCAAGGTCAGCCTGTCGGAGACCAAGAGGGAGAACTCCAAGCTGTTCAAGGAGGAACTGCTGAAGCGCGGGGTTGACCCGGCCATCCTGGAGGCAGCAGCTGAGGCTTCCAAGACCTCCTCAGAGACCCTTCGCATCCAGGTTGTTGACCCGGCCATCCTGGAGGCAGCAGAGGAACTGCTGAAGAGCGGGTACGTCCCCAAGGAGGAAGACCTGGCTCCCCCGGCTCCCATGGACGGTGTGGCCTTCTACTAGGCCACCGATCAAGAAGCCCCATCCCCCAACCGGGGGGTGGGGCTTTTTTTTTGTGCCTGGAAATCCATAAAACTCGTTTTCCCCAGGCATGGAAATGACAGTATTCGATTTGACAATACTTTTCATCTATGTTATCATGATGATGAGGGTCAGGTTTTCTGACCTGAAATTATTACAGGAGAGGCATAGTGGTTAATAAAGAAAAGACATCCAGAAGGCGTCAAGGGCTAAAGCCAGGAGAGTACCGCAAACGGGGGCCAGTATATGTTGAACGTCTCCGTAGTTCTGAGGAGCAGGCCAGGTATGCTGAGGACAACCTCTACACCACTGACATTTATAATGTAACGACCCACCGGGATGATGGTCACTGGACTCACACCGTCGAACTGCGTGGGGAGATGATGAGGCTACCTGGTAAGGTGATCGAGCGGATCATCAGCCAACGCAAGGCTATTGAGAAAGAGCAACGCTCTGACCGTGGCAAGAGCAGCTATGCAGCAAGGGCAGCACAAGCCCAGGTTGATCAGGGGGAGGAAGAGGCAGAACGGCTAGCTGATCTAGAAGGTCTGTAGTCACAACTCGATGAAGAGTGGGGTGCTGTCCCCGATCCAGGAGCCAATGATGTTGAAGTCAAAGAACTCCTCGCCCCACTCTTCACCCATCTCGGCATCCAGGATACCGATCACCTTGTTCTTATCATAGACAGCCAGGGGGCCATGGTTGAACCTCCACCCCACTGCTACCAGGGCAGAGTCGAACTTCTCTGGCAGGGAGTAAATCTCATGGCCCAGCACCTGGTACTCCCCTAGCTTCTCCATGACCTCACTGGATTTCACTTCTTCTTCGATCCCTTCTTAGCTGCTGCTGCCGCCGCCTTCCCTTTCTTGGTGTATGGGTAGTGCTTTCCTTTGACTACTGGCATTGTCATTCTCCTCCAGGGCTTCTGTGAATACCTCTAATAATGTCTTGGGACGCCGGGGCACCTTCCCCAACTCCTCCCATTGCTTGACGATCTCTGCTGGTGTTCTCTTAGTCATTGTCCAGTACCTTCATCCCCAGGGCCGTCATCCCTGCGATGGTGGATGTGGCTACCTCTACCATGTTGGCAAAGATAGCGTAGCCACTGATGGCACCCAAGAGAACGATGGCTGTCAGGATTTGAATCCGTATCTTACCTATCATAAGAATATCTCTCTCCCAAGTAGGCCGACTGCTGCTGCTAACAACAAGAAGAGAAGTGAGTAGACCCACTTCATAGCCGTCTTCAAACTGGCAACGTCTTCAGCCATATGCCTGAAGTCGTTCATCAGGAACTTATCTATCTTTTTCTCTAACCGTTCCCAGTACCTATCTGTATTCATCCCTAGTCTCCAGGGATATGTGGTTCACTGCTGAATCGGGGATGCTGTTATAAAAGTCCTTCTGCTTCTCACAGTGCTTGCAGATGCCACGGCTAGTACCCAGACGGCCAGCCTTGGCAGACTGATCAGAACTCTCTACTATCCAGTAATGGACTCGCCCTGGTAGGCAGGTCATACTTCGGCCAACAGGAAACGGACATGATATTCAGGGTGCCTGCCATGTTCCTTGAAGGACTCCTGCTTCTGCATGGAGCCTGGTAGGAATATCACCTGCCGTGACTCCTTGTCAGGGGTGGTCAATGTCAGGTCGGAGGCACCTGCGTTCCAGGTCTCCAGCTGGGATAGGTCACCCTTCACCCTGCCCCCCTCTGCTCCACTGAGGATGATCTGGTTGTCGGCCAGGTAGAGATCGACGGGGTATATCTTGGTCGGGTCTGGGTGCAGTTGGGACTTCACCCTGATGGAGACTATCTCCGGTGGGGTGGTGCCTGCGCTGGTCATGGCTGGTCTGGCCCGTATCTCCAGCAGCTTGCCAGAGGTGCCAGGTGGGAAGGCTATAGTCTGGAAGGGCGAGATGCTCACGGTGTCCCAGCTTACCCAGTTCGGGTCGTTGTCCAGGCGGTAGTCGAATGCCCACTGCCTGCCCCCGTCACCCAGGTTCTTGGACTCCACCTCCATCTCGCTGAAGTGCTTGTCCACCCTGGGGAGGTTCCCATCGTATGCCGTGAAGACGGCCTCACAGTCTGTGTCATTGGTGTAGCCGTCTGTCTTGTCATCGCCTGCGTTGCCAACCGGGATGAACTTCGGGGTCACGCTGACACCTGATTCTGTATACCCGATCCACAGACGGGAATGGTCGTTCCTGGTGGAGTCATACCAGAGGGTGGTCTGTTCATCGGTGATGGTCGCCCCAGCACCTACCTCTCCTATCATGTCCCAGCGGAGGTCGGTCTGGCCGTCTACGTTGACCATGTGTCCAGCCAGGATGTGGATCACCTGGGTAGAGGCGTCCTTCAAGGCAACGTACAGGGCTGACGGGCTGGAGGCCATCGCCAGCACCACACCGTGCAGGTCTGTGAACTCGTCTGCTGTCAGCCTGAAGCTGATGTCCCTGGCCTGTCCTGACTGGACGTTGTACTCCAGCAGGCCACCCCGTCCCATGGGGAGATAGACCATCTTGTTCCAGGTGTGGATACCCCTGAAG